TTTCAACATTAAAGCATCAACAAGAACACTTAAATCATCTTGTTTAGCACCTTTAAATAAGTTTCTTTTTTCAGCCATTGAAAATGGTGAACAATATATTATCAAAGGATTGCCTTCCTCGCCCCATTCAGCGACTTCAATTTTCTTGATCCCTTGATTATCAAAATGTTCTTTTACTCTATCTATTACACTCATGCGTTAGCCTTCCTTATACTGTTGTTTCTGTTAATCCACCTGATCCTGTGAATGATAATTCCATTTCTACCATTCCATCAAATGAACTGTTTATTGTTCTACCTGTTACGATAGCTGAACCTGAGTAATATGTATCACCAGAATCAGCACCTTCAGGATAGACTTCTAATGTTATTGATGCACCAGCATCACAGCCGCTTTGTGCTGTGTCTGCTTCATCAAAGAAAACAGAAGCAGTTCCAGTGAAAGCTACTAATCCTACTGCATAGCTTCTTGCACTATCACCCATCTTTGTTTTCTCAATTGTTTCAGCTGTACTTTCAAGAGAGAATGATCTTAACTCACCAAGAGTATTTGCACCAATCTTAATTGTACCTTCTGAGCCTGTATGTGTTGCCATAGGTTTTCTCCTAAGTTAGTTGTTAAGGTGTTCCAGCAGTATAGTGATAAGTTACTCTCACGACTACTCGGATACCACCAGTTGGATACAAAGTTCCTTCATCTGTAGATACTTCCACAATTTCAGTTTTCTTTGCATATCCCCCTCTAGTCCTATCGGCTTCAAGGGAAGATTCTATTGTACTTATAAGCTGATTTCTTTTGGTATCAATGTTTGTATCTGTACCTTTTACGAAACCAACTAAGATAAAATCTGCTTGTGCTTGTCTTGTAATTGTTGTTGACGTCATAGTCTCGTCTGATCTAATCTCATTACCAGACTGAATAAATACTGCTGGATATTGTTGTTGAGTTAGTTCATCTACATCAAATGGTTCTCTTGTAATCTTTTTTAATTCAATAGGTGATGTTACAGCATCAAGAACTGTAATAATATTTGCCGCTATGTTTTCTCTTGTACTCATCTTAATTTATTCTGTTTGAATAATTCTTTATTAAAAAAATTAATCAGTGTTTTTTGTTCTTTATTACCAATTAAGAAAAATGGTCTTTTCTTTTGGTTTCCCACAGCTTTAACATTTTGAAATTTATTTGCAAAAAATAATATTGCCTGTTTAGGTGTAGCTTTTTGTGTCATATTAGATAACATCTGCCCACTAAAATTAAGATCAGGGAATTGCACTTGTCTGCCTCTTTGTCGTCTAAATGCTTTATATTCAGGTGTATATGGTCTAAAATTTCTACCATCTGCGTCTTTACCCTTTTGTGTACGTTTTCTAATCAAGCCTAGCAAAAACTCAGCAGTTCTTCCTAAAGCTATTTGTACTTGTCTTGGTTGCTCTCTGATTTGTTGATTTAATTTACGTTTAAGTCTAGCATCATCAACCTTCGGTGTAATTTTCATCTAATTAATCTTAGTCTGTGATATGCTTCTTTTTCTGAATTTGTGATTGTTCCTGAATTATCATCATCATATTCAACACCATCTCTAAGTACAGCTTGAAACTCTTTGGCATATTCTGTTTGATAATATTTTTGCATTACTTGAAATCTATCTTTGTTATCGTCTGAATTAAATTTTGTTAATAGTGGACACACATAATCTGCTATTACTTTATAAACTGAACATCTTTTCCATTGTGCGGCTGTTAGTTTTGTTTCGTCCATTTCTATTGTTTCTAATACTGAAATATCTTCATATACGTTTCTTTGATAAACTGGAAACCAATCTATTCTTAATTGTCTTTCAATGTCTGCTTTTGCTAATGCGTGGTAATCTGTAGGTGAAGTAAAACTTGAAACTCCAAAACCTAAAATATCTGGTTGATATACTTGTAAATCTGCATCTGTAGAAAAATTGCTCATATGTTCCTTTTATCTATCTGGGGGTATATTTCAACCCCCAGAATTATTACACTAATTACAGTGCCGCGTCCGTAGTTACTTGGCAACCATAGTCATCTTTGACTACGCCTGTTCCGTAAGTTACAGTTGCTACGATTTCAGTTGCTCTTAGAGAAGCATCTCTTTGAGTTTCAATTTTGAAATCTGTTTTCATAGCTAGACCCAATGAAGCTGGGTGGAATACACCACCTACAGAGTCATCTGAACCATCAACTGCTAAGTTTGCATTTTCAAATAAGTCAATACCGAATACAGTTCCAGCATAACCATTTCTTAATGTTTCGTTAGCAACATCACCGATTGCATTAGCCGCAGTTGAATAACCAGCCGCAGTTAATGTTTTCTTTAGGTTGAACATAGCTTTTGGATTGAACACACCATAGTATGGTCTTGGTACATTCAATGCTCTTAAAGTTGATTCTGCTTTTAACAATAAGTCTGCTGTTAATTCAGTACCAGCCGCACCTAAGTCATTACCTGATGCAAATGATGCAAATAATGCCGCTAAGTCGCCGTCAACTTTTTTCGCAATAGCATCACCGAAAAGTTTTCCAATGTCTGCCGCTACGTTTCTTGAAGCTGAATCTCTACCAAGATCAGTAAGTGTAGTCATTACACCAACTTCACTTGCAGTGATTGTTGCTTCTGTTGGGTTTACAGCAGTGTTAGATAAATCTGTTGCATCTGCAACTGCCGCCGCCGAGATTGCTGGGTACACTGGTACTGCAATCTGTTTTCCTGAACCACTTATATTATAAGTAGTTACAAGTGGTCTCATTACTGAAGTTTCTTGAAACGTGAAAATCGCTTCTTGAATAATCTCAGTATATAGTTCCGAGAGAGTGGAACTTGTTGTTTCATTAGCCATATTTTATCTCCTTTTGGTCTAATTGTTTATTACTAAGTTCGCCTTCATTCCACCTGTGTTTCTTTGATTACGCATTTCTTTATAAATTTTCCTGTGTTCAGGATTATTCATATCCAAATCACTCATCTTCATAGGCTGTGGTGTACTGCCACCAATCGCACTTTGACTACCAGTACCACTAGGTGTTGCTGATAGATGGTGTGGATTGTTATTCAGATATTCAGATACCAAATCACTTACGTTCATTGCCTCTCCTTTATCTGTGTATCTCGGTGTTCCATTATCTGAAATCACTTCAACACTTCCTGAGTCATTTAACTTTACACTATTTCTTAACAAAGCCTTAACTTCGTTAGGATTGATAGCTTTTAAGTTAGAAGCTGTATTGATTAATTGCTCATCAATTCTAATCTTCTGTAACTCAGAAACCAGCTTTGAAATTTCCTGATCTTTTTTAGATACAGTTTCTTTCATAACTTTTTCAAACTCACCTCGCTGTAAAGCAAGTTCTTGCTCTTTCTGTTTCTTTTCCTCTATTAGCTTTTTAGCTTCTTCAATGTCCACTCCATCAAGTTTATTAGATACTGTTTTTTTGTATCTATCTAATCTTCGTTGAACTATTGCTTCTACTTGATCTTCTGTAAATGCTTTTGCATCTACTTTAGCTTCTTTCGGTGTTTCAACAGTTTCCTGATTTTTTGTAGGAACTTCAGTTTGTTCCACCGAGTTTTGTTTTTTCTCGTCCATGTTTACTCCTAAGTTTTATTGTCTTTTTTGTCAATTACAAATCCCAATCAGGATCAGTAGGTTGCCAGTGGTGGCGACAATTATAACCCCCTCTAACAACAAATGGATCTCCCTGTGCTTTACCCTTCCAAGTTTGGGTCGTCCAAATTCTTCTAATATCATCTTCACTATAAACTTTGTTTACGTTTCTTCTACAAAAATCCCTAGTATCTCTAACAGTTGTGCCTGAGTATTTGTAATGTGTTAGTCCTAATTCATCTGCTCTATATTTAGCAAACTGTCCGTCAAATCCCATTAATGAATCTTGTACCATCTGTGTAGCATATCGTCTTAAATTGTTACCTAATCTATCTCTACCATAAATAGTATTTAATCTTTCTGCGGCTGTTTTAATATCTTCTGTTTTATCAGGATTGTTAGCGATAAAATCTACTAGTTCTTGTGCTTCTTCATTGTTAGATGATTGATAGACTCCATTTATTTTTCCTCTTAAATTAGATACCATATCATCTGTAGATGTAGCTGTAAGTGTACTGTTATAAACTTCTTGTGCTAAATCATTGGCAAACTGATTACCTAAATCTTCAAAAGGCAAATAAGCGGCTCGTTTAAGTTGTTGTATAGTAGTTAAATCTAGTTCTGTTATTTCTTTAAACTCTTCTGGTATTGGATATTTTTTAAATGTAGCAACAAGCCAAGAAGCGGCATTGTCATATTCTGATATATTAGTTTGCACTGCTGTTAAATAAGTTTGTTCAATTAATTGTTTTAGTTTTGGTCTTAATGCTATTGCGGCTGTTGTTCTAAGTTTAAGTGTTCCACGTTTAGGATTAATCTTTTTTGCTTCGTCAATAACTTGATCTTCTAATTCTTGTAATGACTGTTGCAATCTTGCAACATGAGTATCAGATAAGTCTGTAACCTTACGTTGCCTATAGTTGCCTAGTTCTTCTATTAAGTCTGCCATTTTACACCTCTGGTGCTGTTATCGGTGTCTGAGGAAACTCTCCAAGTCTAGTTGTTTGATTATCAATCTCATCATCTATTTTAGATAATGCTTCGTCATCTTCTACAACAGTTCTTGCAATCTGTTTATCAAGTTCTTTAATAAACGTATCTGATTTAATATTACTTGCTTTAGCTTGTTGTAAGACTTCAAGATCAGTTGCCCAATCTCTTAGGTCAAATGATTCAGGATAATAAATAGAACCATCAAAAACTTTATTCTGCCATCTAGCGAACAATCTCCAAATCTGTTCTTCTGCTAACTCAATTAGTTTAGCTTTTTCTGATAGTCTAGCGTTTAGTAATTGGAACTCTGTTCTAAGAGCAACACCAGATACAGTTCTTTCGCTTGTTGACCTTACAGCCCCTACATGAGTTAATCTGTTGATAGCATCAATTTTATTCTGAATAGTTTTTAATACACTATCCAAATTTTGTCCTGAAGGCTGTAAGATATAAGGCTTCAATGCTGGATCAACATTATCAGGCAATTCAATAATCGCACCAGCACCAGCACTAGCGTCAACATCTCTTGTCTTAACTAAACTTGGGTGGTTTGATAATCTTATAAGCTGTTCTATCTCTGATAACTCATTGTAGATAGATCGTTGCAAATCTGCAACATCTGTTAAATCTGATACACCAACTCCTCTATCGTGTGATCTTTGGTTATATAAGCAAACTGCTGGTATCGTGTTTAATGGGTTTGGTACAGACTCAATAAGTCTTGGTTCTTTAGCACCCATTCTTTCTATCTCAACTGTATCAATTCTATCTAAGAACCATAATCTATAAGTATCTTTATCTCTTGTTCTGTTCTCTCTAACTTTTAAATAAGATAAATAATATTTACCAGAAGCCGCCCTGTCGTATTGCCATTCCATTACGTTTTCTGGTGTAAATATATTTAGATATGGTCTGATCTCTTGTTGTAATTCTTCTGCCCTTGTTCTTGCGTTTGAATTAGGTTTATCAAGAATTAACCAACATTGTCCGTAAACTGAAGCGTAAGTTTGTACTTCTCTAAGTAAAGCATCAAATGATCTACCTTCTAAGTCTGCATCATCTAAGAATAATTGTGTTGATGGATCGTCATTTAAAGACTCTAGTTTTCTTGTAGCTGGTACTCTAAATAAAAATGATGAATAGATATGGACAATATTACGACAATGATTGTCTAATGGTGTAAACTGTAATCTTTTTTCAAATTCGTTTTCTAACTCTAAGTTATATTCTTGTAAGTATCTGCCACCCTTGTATTCTTCTCCGCCTAAAAATGATCTTATGTAGTATTCCCATCTTCCCGCATAACCATCATATAATTCACTTCTTTGTAAAATCTGCTCTCTTTTATATGCCATTAACTAAACCTTTTTGGTTGTGAAGGTGGTAAATTACTACTGATCGGAAATAGATATTCAATGGCATAACCCAGTGCGTCTGTCATATGGTCATATCCATTCTTTTCAGGTACATTCGTTCCTTCTTTGTATAACTGTTTCATTAAACTATTGATAAGGTTTTTACAAGAAGGATCAATGTAAATAAATCTTTTCCCTTCATAATTACAAAGGCGACTATTCACAGAATTAATCCTATCTCTAACTAGAGCATGAGTTGGTTTAGCTTTAACATTGAAACCAGCGTTTTGCAATAGCATTAAATCGGTCTTTCCCCCAGCACTAGTCTTACGTTGTCTTGATGCTGGATCAGGATAAACAATAACCTTTTTAGGATCGTATTGTCTTGTTATCTCATCAATCATTTCCTGTGTATTACTAGAATATATTACAATCTCTTTAAAAAACGTACTTACACCTTGCTTTACATGAAACAGACAAGCTGACATTGGATCAATGTTAAAGTCCATTCCGATATGTATTACTGCATTAGAGTCATAATGTACGGGTTTAACATTCTTTGCTCTATCAAAGTTATAATAAACAACACCAGCATAAGTTTCAAAACTAGCTTCATATTCTTGCCTAAATGATCTTGCGTCTAAATCTTTCTTAGCTTGATCTATCTCATGTGCTTCTACTTGACCGCCTTCTATTGTGGTATATTTCCAAGACTCCCATTCAGGATCACCAGATTGTCCACGCTGAAACATATCATAAGACCAGTTACCATATCCTCTTGGTGTACCTACAAATAATACTTTACCGTTAACATACTTATCTGAAATTGTTGGTCTTAGAACTTCTGTCCATGCTTCTTCAGGTATATCACTAAACTCATCTAAAACTAAAAACTGTAATCCTACACCTCTCAAACTATCTCTAGTTTTATCTGCACCTTTTAAACTTATCTGACAATTATTAACTAGCACTACTGTAAGATCAGACTCATTGATATACTTTTCCCATCTAAGTTTCTTTACCATCTTTTTAAGCTGTTTCCACATAATCTCTTTTGACATTCTATAAGATGGTGACACATAATAGATTCTACCATTATCACAGTTCCTAGCTTGTCTTAGTATTTCCAATAAGCATAGATAAGTTTTACCAAAACGTCTGCCTGTAATAAGCACTCTAAATCGTTTATCAGATGATATAACTTGTTTCTGTGGATCAGATAATGGCATTAAATACTGTCTGATTTAACCTCAATACAATCTATTTCAAACTCACCAGTTTTAAGTTTTAATTTTATAAATTCTTTTTTGACATTCGTTATTATTTCTATTCCTCTTTTAGAACACGCTTCCTTAGTTTCGTACTTAGGTATTTTTGGTTCAAAGAAAGTGATACCACGCATCATTTGTAGATCAGGATCATAGACCATCATGTGCATCATAAGGATAAAAGTTTTCACACTTTAAAACCTTTACGCCATGCTTTTATACTCCAATATGCCGCGGACAAATTTTTTTGACCGCTAACTTGTTTCAAAACGCCACCCATTCTAGCTAAAAAACTACGCTGTCTAGCTGGAATATGTTTTTTTATAGACATTTCTTTACTGCCAAAATTTACTTTCTTAATTCTTCCT